GGCGTGGTAAGGCGAAGAATCAGCCGTTGCCGTCACGACCGAAGTCACCTGACAAGGTTGCTATTGCGTATGTGCATGGTGCGGAGGTGACTCATAGTTGGCACCAATCGATGATGGCGTTGGTAGCGCATGATGTGGCGAATAATCAACGTGTGATTGGTGGCGGTTGGATGGCCACAAAATATGGGACGGGTGGTATTACTGCGGCACGTAATGACACGGTGCGACAGTTTTTGCAGATGCCTCATGTTGACTGGTTGTTTTGGGTTGATACCGATATGGGGTTTGAAGCGAATGCGTTGGATCGGTTGATGGCTGACGCTAATCCGGAGACAGCACCAATTATTGGTGGTTTGTGTTTCATGATGCGTGAGGTTGGTGTGGATGATGTCGGTGGCTATTTGGTGCAGCCTGCGCCGACGGTGTTTCATTGGCAGGAACGTGAAAACGTCAAAGGGTTCAAGGTCGATATGGATTATCCACGTGACCAGTTGACTCAGGTTGCTGCCACCGGCTCTGCGTTCATTCTGATTCACAAATCTGTGTTTGAGAAGATTGAAGGCGAGTATGGTCCAACGTGGTATTCGCCGGTGTTCAATCAGACAGCGAATCAGTGGATCAGTGAGGATTTGTCGTTGTGTATCCGGGCGAACGCTTTGGAAATTCCGATTCATGTGAACACGGGTGTGAAAACAACTCATTACAAGTCGTTGTGGTTGGATGAACGTGTTTATGACCGGTTGGAAAGGTTGGACGATGAGTGAGTTAGCGGTGATCGTTCCGACTCGTGGCCGTGTTGCAGCATGCCGGGAACTGATCGACACGTTTGATGATTTGTGTGGCGATGACACCCATTTGATTTTCGCTGTTGATAGGGATGATCCAGAGTTGGGTGCTTATGTTGAGTTGGCCCAGTTGGATGGGGTGACGGTATTCACGAATGATGATTTGGGTTCGATGAATCGGGCGTTGAACGCTTGCGCTCATTATTTCCGTGACCGGTTTGATTTTATTGGGTTCATGGGTGACGATCATCGGCCACGCACGGATAGGTGGGATCAATGGTTGTTGGCTGAATTGCGTGCCACGCCGGGTGCGGTGGTGTATGGCAACGATCTGTTTCAAGGTCATAAACTGCCGACGCAGGTGTTTATGGATGCGCGGATTGTGCGCACGTTGGGTTGGTTCGCTCCACCTGAGTTACGTCACATGTATCTTGACAATTTCTGGTTGGAGTTGGGTCGCCGGTTGAACACTCTCATCTATGTGCCAGATGTGATTATTGAACATATGCATCCGGTGGCGCACAAATCGGAATGGGATGACACGTATAAGGCAACGAATCATCCGACGGTGTACAAACAGGATCATGCAGCGTTTCAACAGTATGTGTTTGACCGGTTGGATGCGGATGTTGCTCGTATCTGTGAGGTGTTGTCGTGAAGGTGTTGATTACTGGTGATGAGGGGTTTGTGGGTCGGGAGTTCAGACGACAGTTACCGGGGTTTGCTGAGGTGACTGGTGTTGATATCAAGTCGGGTTCGGATTGTCGGGAATGGTTCAAGTGGCATAATGATCGTTACGATTTGGTGATTCATTTGGCGGCGATTGTTGGTGGTCGAATGAAAATTGAGGGTGCGCCGATTGAGGTTGCTACCGATCTGGCAATTGACGCAGATTTTTGGCAGTGGGTGATGCGTACCCGTCCGGAACGTGTCGTGTATTTCTCATCGTCTGCGGCGTATCCGACGTTTTTGCAGACGTATGGTTCAACGCGTTCACTTGTTGAGTCAGATATCAATTTGGTGCATGTGGCAACACCTGACGCTACATACGGGTGGGTGAAGTTGACGGGTGAGGTGTTGGCCGATTATGTGCGTGACGCAGGTATCCCGGTGCATGTGTTCCGTCCGTTCTCCGGTTACGGCACCGATCAAGATTTGGATTACCCGTTTCCGTCGTTCATCGCGAGAGGATTACGGCGAGATGATCCGTTTGATGTGTGGGGTGACGGTACACAGGTGCGTGATTTCATTCATATTCGGGATGTTGTGCGTGGAGTGTTCGCAGCGATTGAACAGGATTATCAGCAGCCGTTGAATTTGGGGACGGGTGTCGGAACGTCGTTCAATGAGTTAGCAGGGTTGGTAATGGACGAGGCCGGGTATCGTGGCGATATCCGTCATCTGGGTGACCGTCCGGTTGGTTGTCATTTCCGTGTTGCGGACATCACGGAGATGCGTACTGTGTTTGAACCTGAGATTGATTTACGTGAGGGTGTTCAGATGGCGTTGCGAGGGATTGTCTGATGGAGTGGCGTTTGTTCCCTGAGGGGACGGTTCCGGAATGTGCCACATCAGAATGGTATGCGGAACGTGAACGGGCACCACACGTTGATCAGAGGGCGCACAGGCCACGTTTGGTGATGGCTGCGGCAATGATCGGTTCTGTTTGGCAGGACGGGTTCACGGTGTCTGATATGGGTGCTGGTGATGGCGGGTTGTTGCAGTTGATGGACGGCATCCCTGATGGTTGCAAGTGGGGTTACGATTTGCAGCCGTCGAATATTGCGGGTGCGTCTGAGCGTGGCGTGAATGTTGAGTTAGGTGATGTTCTTACGGGTGAAGTGAGGTGGGGTGATGTTGTGGTGGTCACTGAAATGTTGGAACATTTGGTTGACCCTCACGGGTTTGTTGCATCGATCCCGGAATCAGTGAAATATGTGGTTGCATCGTCACCAGTGAATGAAACTGATCGGAACCATTACGAGTTCCATTTGTGGGCGTGGGACGGCGACGGGTATGCGACGTTGTTCACTGATGCCGGATGGATGTTGGTGGATCATCGCAGTGTCGGTCCGTATCAAGTCTTGTTGGCTTCCCGTGACTATGATGGTGAGTTGAGGTGACCTGATGGCTGTGACGCGACTCATTGAACCCGAACAGTTGAAAGATTTGTTGGGTATTACGTGGACTGATGGTGAGGATGATGCACGGTTGATCATGGCGTGTGACGCTGCGACATCGATGATTCAAGCGTCATGTGATCGACAGTTCATTGCTGATACGACAGCGACGGCACGTGTATTTGTTGCGTCCACTCCGTGGGTGTGTCAGGTGGATGATATTTCCACAACAACTGATCTGGTTGTGAAAACCGATGAAGATGATGACGGTGTGTTTGAAACCACGTGGGCTGCATCAGATTTTCAGTTGGAACCGTTGAACGGCAAGTTGTCTGGGCAGGCATGGCCGTACACAACGATTCGCGCTATTGAATCTCGTGAGTGGCCGTTTGATTACGGGCGTGCGTTGGTTGAGGTGACGGCTCGTTGGGGTTGGTCAACAACGGATGCGACAACAGTGGATTATTTGCCGTCGGCGGTGGTGCAGGCAGCACAGATTCAGGCAACGTCGTTGTATAAGTCGGCTGAGGCTCCGTTGGGTATCGCCGGGTTTGGTGACATCGGCATTATGCGGTTGCGTCAGGCGTTGCATCCGGTCGCAACAGCATTGTTGGCACCGTTTCGTCGTGATCCTGTGCTGGTGGCCTGATGCCCGCAACACTTGTTGATATCGGTGATGGTATCGCTGAGGCAGTTGCGAAGATTCGTGGTGTCCGTGTTTACGATCATGTGCCTGATGTGTTCGCTGTGCCGTGCGCATATGTGATGCCTGATGCTGTGGATTATTGGAACGGGTTTGCGGCAGGGAATGTGGAGGCGACGTATACGGTGACGTTGATTGTGGGTCGCACTGCTGAACGTGCCGCTCAGAAAGCGTTGTACGCGTTCATGTCGTATTCTGGTGACATGTCGGTTCGTGCCGCTATTGAATTGGATCGGACGTTGGGTGGCAGGGTGCAGACGTTGCTGGTTGAACGTGCCGACAATATCCGGATGATTTCTCAGGGTGATCAATCCTATTTGGCGTGCGATTTTCAGTGTAGGATTCACGCATGAGTAAATATCGTGTTTGTGGTCCGCATGTGGTGTGTGGCTATTCGCCGGGTGACGTTGTGGACGTTGCAGATTTGGTGGGTGGCGATGTGGCACACTTGATGACGGCAGGTCATATTGAACCTGTCAAAGATAGGAAACCATCTGCAACAAAAGTTGTGGAATCTGAAACCCTTGATGAGGAGTTTGAATCATGAGCAAGTTTGTGCTGACGAACCCGAAAGTTACTGTCGGTGGTGTCGATCTGTCCGACCATATTGCGTCAGTTTCCATCACCGAATCGTACGCTGAGGTGGCTACCACAGCGTTCGGTGATACCGCTGTGACCCGTATCGCCGGTCTCGGTGATCATTCAATCTCGCTTGACTTCCATGAAGATTTCGCTTCCGGGGAAGTTCACGCCACAATTGCCCCTCTGATCGGTGCGACATCCACGATTTCGGTGAAGCCGGTGAATGACACAACGTCCGCGACGAACCCGGTGTTCTCCGGAACGATTCTTGTCACCGAATGGCCGTTGTTGAACGGCGCTGTCGGTGATCTCGCGTCCGCGTCGGTCACATGGCCGATCTCGGGTGCTATCGCTACCGCAACCAGTTGATCCCAATATCAGGAAGGTAACTGCCCATGTTGAAGATTCGTTTGCGTATCGTCATGTCTGACGGTTCCGTTGATGACTATGCGATCACTCCGAAAGTTCAAGTTGAGTTTGAACGCCAATACAAGGTTGGTATCGCGAAAGCGTTTGACGCAGAGTTGAAAATGGAACATGTTTACTGGCTGGGTTGGAAAGCAGCCCATTACGCGGGGAAGAACCCGAAACCGTTTGACTCATGGTTGGATGGTGTCGAATCGGTTGAGTTAGTGAATGACGTTGATCGCCCTTTAGACGAGACAGCCTGACATATCTTGTTGCGTCGCTAGCCGTTGAAACAGGGTTAGCACCAGATGTGTTGATGGCGGACGGTCACATGTTGCGTGCCATAATGATGTACGTGGCTGATCGGAACAAAGAGATGCAGAAGGCGGCGAAACGGTGAGTTCCGCTTTGCGTGCCGGTCAACTCACGTTAGATGTGCGTCTGGTGAATGAACGCACGTTGCTGCGTTTGTTGGGTCGTATCGATAATGATGCCCGGAAACAGGTGCAACGAGACATTGTGAAAATGGCTTCACCGATGGCAGGTCGTGCGAAACAGTTAGCACCGGCTACGGCACCGTTGTTTGGTTGGGCACATAATGGGCGTACCGGATGGCGTGAACGTCAGGTGTTGAATGGTTATCGGGTGAAGTTTGGTGGCCGCGGGTTCACTGGGCAGTCAGGTAACCGAGAGTTTCCGTTGTTGACGTTGGAAACACGGAACGCTGCCGGAGCAATTTTTGATTGGGCTGGTCGGAAATCTGGTGCTGCGTCGTCGCAGTTTGTTGCCCAGTTGGATGCTGAGGGTTGGGGTTTGGGTTGGACGAAAGGTGCGAAATATTCGCGTGTTTTGTTCCCGGCGTATGTCGCAGAGAAACAGAATGTGGTTGCTAACATTCAGGGTGCGTTAGATGATGTGGCACGCAGAATCAACAGGGAGATGCGCTGATGGCTAGTTCAACACCTCGCATCCCTATTGTTTCGTCGTTTGATAATAAGGGTGTCAAGGACGCACAGTCAGCGTTCAAAAAATTAGGGTCGGCAGCGAAATCGGTTGCGAAGGGTGTCGGCCTGTTGGGTGCCGCGGTGACTGGTGCAGCGGTGGTGATCGGCAAGAACGCTGTTGAGGCTGCTTCTGATTTGGGTGAGTCGATCAACGCTATCAATGTGACGTTTGGTGAAGCGTCCGAAGGTATTTTGCAGTTGTCGAAGGATGCGGCAACGGCTGTTGGTTTGTCCTCTACTGAGTTCAATGCGTTCGCTGTGCAGTTCGCCGGGTTTACGTCACAGATCGCTGGTTCTGAGGGTGACATTGTTGCAGTCACCGATGAACTAACAACCCGGATCGCAGATTTCGCGTCGGTGATGAATCTTGATGTTCCTCAGGCAGCGCAGGTGTTTCAGTCGTCGTTGGCCGGTCAGACGGAACCTATCAGGGCTTTCGGCATTGATTTGTCTGCGGCAGCGGTTGAGTTGTATGCGTTGGAATCCGGGTTGGTGTCATCGAAAGATGAGATGACGGAGGCCATCAAGGTTCAAGCCCGTTACGAGTTGTTGATGGAATCCACAGAGAAAATGGCTGGGGATTTCGCGAACACATCTGACAGTCTTGCGAACCAGCAAAGAATATTGGCTGCGGAGTTTGATAATGCGCAGGCACGATTGGGTCAGTATTTGTTGCCTGCGATGGAAGCGTTCGTGGGTGTGTTGGTGGAGGACGGTATCCCGGCGTTGAACGGGTTGATTG